TGCACGCTGCAGGAATGGCATGACCTGGTGCGCAAGACGGGCTTCAACGTGTTCGCGTCGCAGGGCAACCAGCGCGCGATCATGCAGATGACCACGATGGCGGTCCTGAACCGCAAGATCGACGAGACGATCATCAACGAACTGAACACTGGCAGCGTCGCCATCGGCTCGTCCAGCACGCTCCCGAGTGTGTCGCTGTTCCAGAATGGCCGCGTCAAGCTGTCCAATGCCTCGGTTCCGTGGGATTCGAACGTCACTCTGCTCTGCCAGCCGTCGTTCATCGCTTACCTCGAACAGGCGCCGGAATTCGCCAACGCGCAGTACGTCGACATGCGTCCGTACGCCGGCGAAACGGCATCGTGGAAAGACAAGCCGATGGCCTACCGCTGGCGCAACTGCCTGATCATGGAGCACCCGAACCTGCCGGGCAAGGGCACCTCCAGCGAGAAGTCGTTCCTGTTTCACAAGTCGTCTATCGGCCATGCCATGGACACCGCCGGCCTGCAAAGCCCTGTCGGCTACGATCAGGAGCAGGACTATTCGTGGGCACGTGCCTCGGCCTTCATGGGCGCGAAGCTTCTGCAAAACACCGGCGTGGTTGTCATCACCGCTGATGGCTCGGCCTACGCTTAAAAGGAGTAATTGACCATGTCCTATAGCGGCGCAACAGCAGCATCCTCGGTTGCCAATCCCCCGATCCAGATTGCACGTGGCCTGGGCGGGACGATCCTCGGTAGCACTACCACTGGCGGTGGCACTGGCCTGTGGTTCTACAGTTCGACCAACCTGACCACCGACCTGACTGCATCCAACTTCTTCTCCGATGCGTACTACATCGGCATGAAGCAAGGCGACTTGGTGATCGGTACACAGTACACGTCGGCCGGCTCAAGCACGATCTCGTTCCAGGGTGTCGTCGGTGCGGTCTCGACCTCCGGCGCGTCCCTGTCGACCGGCGGCACGATGACGTCGACGTTCAGCTAATCGAACACGTGCCACGCGAGGCGGGGCTGGTCCCCGCCATTTTTTCATGTGAGGAGAGGGAAGTATGAGCGAAGCAGCAAGCAAGGTCGCAGAGATCAAGCGATCCATCATGATTCAGCCGAGCCATATGCAGTTGGCCGAGTACGAGCGACAGGATTGGGTGGCAAATGCGCCGGAAGGTGTGACGCCGGATGACTTGAAGAACCCAGCATTCTGGGCGCTGATGTCGTCACAGTTCAAGCCATTCGACCGCATCGACGTGCGCGCCGACGATGGCAGTTGGCTGGCCGAGGTGATCGTCAAGCAGGCTGACCGCAACTACGCGCATGTGCAGGTGCTTAACTTGTACAAACTCGACGCGACCGAGGCTGCCAAGGACGGTGAGTACGAAGTCGAATGGAAAGGCCCGCAGAAGAAGTGGTGCGTCAAGCGCCTGTCGGACGATGAGTTGATCAAGACCGGGTGCGATACCAAGGTGGCTGCAAACGACTGGCTGGTGAACCAGCGTAAGGCGATGTAATGGCTGCCTCGCGGCTCTCGATCTACAACGACGCGCTCCTGATCGCTGGCGAGCGGGCTCTCGCGTCGCTCACTGAAAATCGTGAGCCCCGCTACCTGCTCGATCAGGTGTGGAACAACGATGGTGTGCTGGCCTGCCTGGAGGAAGGACAGTGGTTCTTCGCGATGCGCACCATTCAGATCGACTACGACCCAGATTTCGGCCAGCCGTTTGGCTTCAATCGTGCGTTCGACAAACCTGATGATTGGGTGCTTACGTCGGCTGTCTGCTCCGATGAGTTCTTCCGCGTTCCTGTCACACGATATTCCGATGAATCCGGATACTGGTATGCCGACGTCGATACGCTTTACATCAAGTACGTCTCCAGCGACCCGGATTACGGGCTGGACCTTGGCAAATGGCCTCGCTCATTCGCTGAATTCGTGGCTGCGCACTTTGCATCAAAGGTAGTCCTAAAGATCACCAACGATGAACAGCGCCTGCAGAAGGCGATGGCAATGCGCCAGAAGACGCTGGACATGGCCAAGAACAAATGCGCGATGGCCGAGCCGACGGCGTTCCCCGCTCAGGGCTCATGGTCGCGGTCGCGCACCCGCTGGATGGGCCGCAACGATGGCGGCAACGGCAACAACGGCAACCTGATCGGGTGACCTGATGCGTCAGATCCCGGCCATCTTCGCATTCAATCGCGGACGCGTATCGCCGCTCGCGTTGGGGCGCGTCGACCAGAAGCGCGTTGCGCTATCGGCCGAGACAATGACGAACTGGATCCCGCGCGTGCTTGGGCCGATGTCACTTCGGCCTGGTCTGCAGTACCTGACCGGGATCTATAACAACGCCACGGTGCGCTTGCTGGACTTCGTGTTTTCGACTACCGACACCGCGATCCTGGAACTGACCGATAGTTCTATGCGCGTACTGGTGAATGAAACTCCGATCGTGCGGCCAGCTGTTACCACGACCATCACCAATGGCACATTCGACACCAACCTGACCGGATGGACCGACAACGACGAATCCGGCGCCACGTCCGCCTGGGTGACCGGCGGATACATGGGGCTGACCGGGAACGGTACCGCTGCTGCAATCCGCGACCAGTCGGTGACAGTCGGCGCAAATGCGAACATCGAGCATGCTCTACGAATTGTGATCAACCGCGGGCCCGTCACGCTGCAGGTCGGGTCGACGGCAGGCACGGATAACTATGTCAGCGAGACTACCTTATCTACGGGTGTTCACTCGCTAGCGTTCATCCCAACTGGTGATTTCAACATTCGTCTATCCAGCCGCGTCAACCGGCTTGTGCTGGTAGATTCGTGCACGATTGAGAGCGCTGGGGCGATGGTATTGCCTACGCCGTGGACTGCAAGCGATCTCACCAACATCCGCCCGGATCAATCGGCCGATGTGGTATTCGTAGCATGCGCCGGCATGCAGCAGCGTCGCATTGAGCGGCGGGCCACACGATCATGGTCAATTGTGCTGTACCTCGCGGAGGATGGGCCGTTCAGGATTGAGAACACCGGTCCGATCACACTCACTGCCAGCGGTATCAGCGGAAACATCACACTGACCGCATCGGCCAACCTGTTTCGAAGTGGCCACGTTGGTGCTCTGTTTTCGATCACGTCAGATGGTCAACAAGTGGCTAAGAGCGTGACGGCCGAGAACACGTTCAGCAACCCGGTCCGTATCACTGGCGTAGGTACTGACCGTGGTTTTACGATCGTTCTGTCTAATACGTTCGTCGCCACAGTAGTACTGCAACGCTCTCTCGAATCGGACTCGGGGCCATGGGAAGACGTGGCCGGTGAAAGCTGGACGGCGACGACAACTGAAGTCTATACCGATGGCCTGGACAACCAGATTGCCTATTATCGGGTAGGTGTGAAGACAGGCGGTTTCACTTCGGGCCAGGTCGACATCACATTGAGTGTGCAGATCGGCAGCATCACTGGGATCGCACGCGTCACCGGATACACCAGCACAACGTCAGTGTCTGCTGAGGTACTGGTTGACTTAGGCGGCACTGTGGCCACGGACATATGGTCCGAGGGCGAATGGTCGGACTATCGCGGTTGGCCGACGGCGGTCGCGCTCCATGAGGGGCGCCTATGGTGGTTCGGCAAGGGCAAGATTTGGGGTTCGGTATCGGATGCCTACGATAGCTTCGACCCAGACTTCGAAGGAGATGCAGGCCCGCTCAACCGCTCGATCGGCTCAGGTCCGGTCGATACGATCAACTGGGCGATGTCGCTACAGCGCTTGATCGTTGGCGGCCAGGGAACCGAATATTCGCTGCGCTCGTCATCGTTGGACGAGCCGCTGACCCCGACCAACTTCAACATCAAGACCGCCTCTACGCAGGGCTCCGGTGCGGTTCCTCCGGTGAAAGTCGACCAGCGCGGCATCTACGTGCAGCGCGGAGGCATCAAGGTCTACGAGATGGCCTTCGATGGGAACTCGTATGACTACACGTCGAACCAGTTGACTGAACTGGTGCCTGAGATGGGCTCGCCCAGCATTATGCGCATTGGTGTGCAGCGGCAGCCTGACACCCGTATCCATGCTGTGCGTAGCGACGGCACCGTGATGCTGGGTGTCTATGACAAGACCGAGGACGTGCTGGCTTGGGTCGATGTCGAAACGCTGGGTTCCGTCGAGGATGTGCTCGTTCTCCCTGGACTGGCAGGAAGTACTGAGGACCGCGTGTACTACGTGGTGCGCCGCACGATCAACGGCAGCACGGTGCGCTATCTGGAAAAGTGGGCAC